CATTAGCAGGAATATTGTTATTAACCGTTATCGGCATATTAATATCAAGTTTTGTAGCACCACCAAATTTTTGTGTCATTTGTCTGCCAACACCAATACCTTTTAAATCAAACAATCCTTGTTTATGAAAATATTCTTTAGAAAAAAGCCATTTAAGGGCATGTTTAGTAAAATCCCATTTACCAGTTTCTTCTAACATTTTACTAAACGGCACTCTTTTTTCCTCTTCTCTTTCTTTTTTCTTTGCTATCCTTTCTTGAGCAATAGAAGTTATCTTTTCCATTCCAATTGTAGGATACCACTTTCTAACCTTGATTACTTCTTCTTTAAGCTCTAACGCTCTTGCTTTTCTTGCGGTTGGTCCAGATGGTTGTACTTTTAACCATTTTTTGTATGTTTCTTCAATTTCACCAATATCAGCTTTTTGTTCTATTGCTAATTCAGTAAAAGCTTCCTTCATAGCTTCCCCATGTTCTTTGGCTTTACTCCATTTACCGGTTGAAAAATAATACATAGCCGCAGCGGAATGATACAATAATTTAGCTAATCTTTTTAATGCGTCTTCTGTATGTTTCATCGCTTCAGGAAATTTTTCCCTAAAAAATTGCATAATTAAATAAGTTATTGTTCTTTCCTTGGTTCCTCTGAAATATTCATGAATATCATCAAGTATTAAAAGAAGGCCTATAAATGCAGCACCAGTAAGGAAAAATTTTAAACCACCAAATACAGTTTTAAATTCTTTGGCGGCCGTTAATATAGTTAATATCTTTGATGCTAATGTGCCAAACATTATTATAGTTTTATATGCAGCAAAAGCACCAATCAAAGATAAAACAACTTTAAAAACACGATTAAAGCCGCCGAGTTGGTCTATAATTAGTTTAAATCTTCTTACTAATAACGCCAATACTTTCCATGTAAGTTCTATACCTCTTGAAAGTTTACGAAAACTAGCCTGCATTCTTTCTATTATGGCTTCTTTATTAACTGCGAGAAAAAATATTATTTGTCTTTCAATCTTCTTTAATACTGGCAATAGCTCCAAACCTGCAAAACTTTTTATTTCAAATATAAAATCTTTTATATTTGAAACTAAACCAAAAAAAGTTTGCAATAAACGTTTCATCATATTTGGAAAACGATCTTTGACCATCATTGACCAAGCTTCTTCAAATTCATCAAATGATATTTCTTTACTTCTTATCATATGAAGAATTTCACCCTCAGTAGCTTGGAATTTTTTAGAAAGAAACTCTGAAAGTGGAATTCCTAATCTACGAAGACGTTCCATTTCAAACCCAGTTAAATAGCCCGCAGCCCTGACTTTTCCGAAAATACTCGCTAGATTTTCCAAAGGAACATTTAAACCGGCTGCAACTTCACCAATTCTAGTTAATCTTCCAACCATTTCATCCGCTGCAGTCCCGGTTCCTAACAATATCCTTGAAGCATTAAGTATTCCTGGAATCTGAAAGGGTGTTTCTCTGGCAAATTTAAACAAATCTTGCATTAATCGTTTTCCAAGTTCCGTACTTTTGGTCATAACCTCAAAGGCAATTTGTACTTGTTCGAGTTTCCCGGCTTCTTTAACAAAATTAGCTATACCAGCAGTAGCAACGGCGAATCCCGCACTAAGTAAAAAAACACTACTTTTTAAACCTTTGACAAGACTATTTACTTTATTTAAAGGTTTAATATCTGCTTTAAATCCAAGTTGAATTATAAGTTTTCTTAATATCATTTATTTTCTTCTGAATTTTTATAATAAAAATCTTCCACTTCTTGTTTTATATCAAGTGCCTCATTAACATCGGCTACATCATTAATATCCCAATATTCATCCATTTCTCGTAAACTTACTATCCCTTCTATTATTGGCCTCCAAATAAAAAAATTTATATTTATATCTCCTGGGTCATACTGTTTTCCGTTGCTTGTGGTTTCGTTATGTCTTGTTTTGCTTTGTCCAATAATCCTTTTATAACGTTCTTTCCTGGAAAAAAATCAGCATATTGCACCTCAATAGAAGTACCAATAACTTTAGCTAGATGTTTCAATCTTCCAGAAAAAAGATCATCATAAATGTTTTCCTGAGATAGCGAACCCTTTCCTTTATGGCTAACTTGGGTAAACAATATATCAATTATTTCTTGTATTTCATCGGAATCTAATTTCTCAAAAAAAACTTTTGTAATATTTCCAATGCTTATATCTATATCCATAACCTCAGATATTTTCATACTTTTTTCTGGAAAAGCTGCCCCCAAAGTTGGGCCAACTATTTTTGAAATTCTTGCAAGCAAAGGTACACTAATTCTCGGCCTAAGTAAAAAAAAGAGATAAGTTTCCCCGTCTATGGTTTTTTCCACCGGTTGTTTTCCCATCATATATTCCTTCTTTTAAATTATGTGTCTAAATCATTTCCGCCAACGGTCATTACTGGTAACTCACCCCTTATCAACCATTCTCTTGTCGTAGGTTCCTTTCCTAAATCAGAATCAGGTGGCTTAACAACCGTACCAAATTTCATAATGTTTATTGTTGTTCCGCTTTTATCAATAACGGTAACTGGAACAGTCGCTTTAGTTGCCTCATAACCACTTAATATTAAATTTTCGGACGCAGTTTGCGGATATGTTAAAGTGATTGTACCAAGTTTGTTATGGTTTATTGCTCTTGTAACTTCACCAGACGTTCCAACAGTAAAAGTTACTCCATCCTCTTCTCTGGATATCCTAACGGTATCCCATCCAGTAAGAAGAGAAGTTCCAAATACTACAGAGACTTGCGATGGATCATATGTACGCATAATATTTCTCCTTTCTTTTTATATATTTATACAGTAAGTTTCCCTGTAATTCCAATCTTATGTAAAGCACCGGCATATTTACCTGAAAAGGTTATTCCACTTAAATATCTTAAAGCTTTTTCTGCTGGATCAATATCCTCTATATTCGGAGTTGTTACAATTGATTCATTTGGCGCAAGCAAACCCCTATCAAGTGATTCACCTTCATTTAACCAATATTTAATAATGCCTTCGACCAAACCTATCCCATTTGCAGTAAATGGTATTTTATCATTATTTACTAATGCCGTAAAAATACCTTCTGCTATTCTAGTTTGCAACCAATCAGTTCCTCGGATAATATCTATATATTCACCAGAAGCAACTGTTGCTTCTGATGATATAATGTTTACGCCCCCAACAGTTTCATACGTATTCCCACTAGGAACTATATTGTTAAATTCAGTTGGAGTTAATACGTCAGGAACAATACCAACAATATTTTTAAATTTCCACGTAATCGATCCAGGGTCTTTTGGTGCTTGCCCACCAATCCAACCCGCCTCGGGGAAATTAAGTGTATCGGCACTATATTTATATACTGTTCTATCGTAAGTTAATGTCTCCAATGATAGTTTTACATTATCGGCAACTCCATTTTTTACATCTGCATCTGCCGTAGTCAAAAAATACATTTTTATTTTAGTTTCTATAATCGCAGCTAATAATAATATATCAGCTTTTGTTCTAGTTGTTGCAACAAGAAAATACCAATCATCGTCAGCGGCAATAACAGCATTTAAACATGTATCCCAAGTTTCAACAGCCGAACCATATTGAGTCATTGTTACTGTTGCAGCCGTAACACCTGTTAAACTTGATACGTCAATTGCAGTTACCCTGAAATCAGCAGCAGCATCAACACCAGTAAATTCTATTGTATAACCCGTACTATATGCACCGGTAACGGTAACTTCGGTTATACCAGTTAAAGCTTCAATTGCGGTTTCTATTAGTGCTGTATCGTCATCTGCCGCATAAGTTATATTTCCAGTTGTAACAGGGGTAGCATTGCCTATACCAACATCTAATGTCCACGTTCCGGCACTTGGAGTTCCCGTAAAAGCTAGTGTTGCTTTTGAATTTACGTCTTCAAGTTTTCTTCCAACTTTAAATGAAGGTGGAGATAATTCCTGGCTTGTAGCTTTTAAAGCAGCTTTATAGATATCATCTGTTACTAAAAAACCATCTGTTAATAATTCACTAGGATCAGCATAGGTTCCTACACGACCGGGAAGGCGATAATGGTTTCCTAAAATAAGCAGTGTACCAAAACCTACCCTAGTTATTTTGGCTGTTTCCCGGCTAATGTTTACTGGAACAAAATCTTGTATATCGCTCATTTTGTTTTCCTTTCTGTTATATATTGTTTTAAGTTTTTTTGGTCAATTTCATAATTTATGGTATTTCAATATCAATTCCGTTTAATTCGATTTTTTGGATTTCGCCTGGGATATCAGCCACAGTCTCAGCATAACTCATAAATATATCTATATGAGACCTGAATTCCCATTCAGTTTCAATCAATGCGCTCAAATCTGCTGGACCATCATATCCCCAACAAGCCAAACCTTTTAATTGTAATATTTGTAATTTAGTTTCTAAAAAAGTACCATTTATTATTTTTTGCATTAAATTGAGATGATTATTGTCAGCATATATATTCATACTCAATGTAAATTTCTTAACAAAATTATATTCCCATGTATCTAAGGTTTTATACTTATGTTCCGCCCTGTCCCCAACAAGCGAAGGACCACCTATTATATTTAAAGTTGCATAAGGTTTTTCCGGTCTTTCTTCACCTGGTTTATCCCATATAACATTAACACCTGCCCCAAGAGAAGAAACAGTCCAATCATAAATTGCATCTTCTTTTACTTGATCTAATCTATAACCCATTTTATTTTCCTGCTAAAAATCCATATGCTTTATAATGAGAAATACTGTGAACACTATAATCCTTATCTTGTAATGCTTTGTATTCTTTTGTAACATTAATAGTGTCTTCATTTATACTTTGATTATCATCAACAGCTATTGTAAAAGGAGTCCCTGTTACAATAGCTGTTATAGTATATGTTTCATCTAAATTATTAATTATCGTTATCGGCTCCGAACCTGTTAATATTTGAGAAACAAGCCCGGCAGCTATTGTTAATTTAGTTGCTCCGATCCCAGAATTATACGTAAATACCGTTCCATTTAAAGTACATGTGTAATCGGTGGAATCTAGTGCTGTATCTATGGTACAAATATTTTTTTGTGTTGAATTGTATTGTTTTCGTCTTAAAATATCATCTGTTTTTATTTCACTTTCAGAATAAAATTTTAACGTTCCACCTTTTCTGTTTCCTTCCGACAATAACAACAATTCATCACCGTTAATAGGTTGAACGCTTGCAAGTATGGTTGTTATAAAAGGATCTAGTGCAACATAATGTCCTTTTGTATAAGATCCCCCCACTGGTCTTATTATTACAACTTCTTCGTTCTTTAATAATCCCATTTTATACTTTCGCCGTCATTGTTGGTTTTGGATTACCTTTGCCTGTTTTATACGTTAAGGTACTGACAATTTTTCCCGTTTCAACCAGGGGATGATCGTGTCCTTTTCTTTTTATAGTTATCGGATGGTTGGGTTTTGCTTTCTTGTAAAAATCACTTAAAATGAATTTCTTTATTCTTTTTGTTAAGAATATACCCATTTCATCTAATTTTTTATCCATTTTTACTTTTCCAATAAGTACATCGCTAGCCTCTTCAATCATCTTTTTTACAATCAATTTAATATCTTTGTCAAAAACATATCGCATAAAAGATCTTTCTGGAATTGGATATGGCCTATTGCTTTTTGGTGGGTCTCCGAATTCATTTTCTTTTGCAATTGAAATTAATCCAACATCTTTAAATAACCCAATTTCAACAGTATTTCCATCTTCAACGCTCATTTCTTTTACTTTTTTTACAAGATTAATCCATTGAGTTTTTTGATCTATTAATCTTACGTCATACATTAGGAATCACCGTAGAAATTTTTACAAGTATTTTATTTCTAATAGAAAGAAATGTTCTTCCATATCCGGTTCTATTATAATCAGCTTCAGATCCCTCAAGTTTCTGGGGTCTGGCATATTCTTTCATTACATCCCCAACCTTATCTTTAACAATTGGCCCACTAGCACTATTCAAAGCTTTGTCATTTATTAATGTCAACTGATGGGCTACTAAATATCTAGCAGCCATTTCAGTTTTTAAACCAAAAACAGAAGAACTAATTAAATTATCTACATCTGACAATATAAGATTCCATATATTATCATCAGTTATACTTGATAATTCAGAAGCTATAAGTAAAACATTGGCTTTTGTAGTTAATGCCATTTTGTAGTCCTATAAAAAATTTATTTTTTCTCTTTTTTCTTTAAAGCTGCTTCTACTTCAGAAATTTCTCCTAATTTTTGTTTTAATAGTCTTATTATTGAAGTCCTCGATTTACTTCTCTGTCTCTCTAATTCATAATATTCTTCCAATTTTTCCTTTTCCATAGTATTTTCAATCAATTCACTCATTTCGGAAACTCTTAATCCAGAGATATCAACTTTGTTTTCTTCTTCACCTATTTCTTCTTTAGTTTCAATATCAATCTTAGGTTGAAATATCTTAAGAAGAGTTTTGTAATAATCCATATCATCACCAGCGGCATTAACTATTGCAAGCCAGATTTCTTTTGATATATGATTTATTCCAGGTATAAATTTAAATAATTCCTGTCTTTTTTTAAGTTTATACGGTAATGTTAAAGTATTCGGTTTATTATAAAAAATTATCATTATTTTTCTCCCATCTAATTTGTTATCAATAGATCCTGGCAGATAAATCGTTATCCGCCAGGATCTTATAAATAATAATTATAGACCAGTCATAAATAAACAAGCAAGTGGATAACGAACTACTACTCCACCATTTCTGGCTTCTACTGGAACCACATATTCAAGATTTTTTTCTTGAATTGGATGAGTAATCATTTCAAGTGGAATCCTATTCGTAAGAACTTCTTCATCTTTTTCATACAATGCCATACCATCTTTGGTCCCACCGACAAAAGCATTATCAAGTTCAGTAGGTAACCAATCTATAGTTGTTAATCCAAATGAATTCCCAGGCTTAGTTATATATTCAAGAAGAGTAAGGTCAGAAGTTGAACTTCGAGGTGTTGTAGCGAGTATATTGTACTGAACAATAGGAAGTAACATAGTATCAGCAGAATGAATTCCGTTAGACTGAGACCTAACTTGAGAAACACCCGTTGTAATATCTAATAAAATTTCAGTGGGGGTTTTTAAAAGCCAGGTATAACCACCCGTACCGGTAACTACAGCTTGGATAGGGATATTAGCATTATTTAAAAAACCAATAATTCCATAAGTAGCGTTACCAGTCCACGCTAACTTACTTTCCTCTTCTCTTACAGCTCTTCGAGTTGCATCAGCGTAAATAGTATCTAATGGTTTATTAGCATAAGCGGCAGCCCTAACTTCCTGGGTATTGTAACCAAAAGAAGTACCAATAGTTTTGACTTTTTGAGAATATTCCTGCATAATAGCATTAACTCTTGGAAGATCGTCAGCATAATTAGCAATAATTTTTGCCATACCGTATTTAGTTAGCATACGATAGGTAACGGTTTCTGCACCAGGATTATCTTGATTACTTACCGGGATCAATTTCCGATATTTTAATTCTCTAACTTTATATTCATAAAGTTTTGCTTCAATAGACTCTAATTCTCTCGCAAGAAATAAAGTCTCATTTGCATCTAAACGATGCTTAACTGCATCTAAGCGAATCATCGTATTTCTCCTTTATATTAATCTATTAATTATGGAAGATTTAATTCAACAATTGATATTCCAGCAGCACTAGCCGTTTTCCTAAATGCTGCACCAGGCAATATATCAGCATCACCGCTATCACCATCGCTCCTTACCCTTCCTAGGGTTTCTCCCGCACCAGCAATATGTCTAACGTATACAGCGCCACCGTCAACAACCGCATCTTCCACCAAGACATATATGCTACCCTTTCTCATAACACTCATTGAAGATTCGAGGGCGTAACCAACGCTGCCAGCGGACCCATAATTTTGTTCAACTGCCTGAGTCATTACGGTAAAACCTAATGCAATCTTTGCATCAGTAATATCAGCGGCAGCTTGTGGTAATCTTGCTCTTCCGTCATCCGTTTGATCTCTAACAACCACTATACCAAAACCGATAGCACCAGCATTAGCAATTTGATTAGCTATGCTACAATTTGCAGTGCCGACAATAGTGACTGCCGTGCCGGTGACATCGCTTTCTACCATAAGATATTCATTGGTGGCAACATAGGTAGCTGTAACCGGTTCAGATCCAGCATTGATTAATGCCGCTATTGCATCGGCAATAAAAGCTTTATCTTGAGATCCACCTATTTCTGTCCAGGTAAAAGCAACACCATTAATGGTTACCGTTGTTGTGGTATCAACAGCAGTAATTGTAACTTTATCTAACTGTTTAGAATAATTAGCTTTACTTATAATATCATTGTTTACAAGGTCAGCTAACTGGCCCGGTAATCCAATATCCATAAAATTTTGAACAGTTGCTTGCATTTCAAACCTCCTTTAATTTATTAATTTATAATAATTATTCTTTTTTTCTTAATTCTTTATCTTTCTTAAGAAATTCGTCTCTAGGAGAAAGCTTAGATTCTCCCCCGCTAGCATCCCTGGCCATCGCTATAAACTGACCAACCGCATCACTTCCATCCTTTTTTCGTGAATCAGAAAGACTTTCTCGAATAGCATCAAAACGACCATTAATATATATTTCACTTTTGTCTTTAGCATCAAATTTTTCAGAAATAGCCTTAATACAATCAATTTTAATAGTTTTAAAATCTTTTCCATCGGTATCAACCTTAAGTTTATTTGCAACTTCCATTATATCATTTTTAGCTTTAATCATATTTGTAATTTTTTCAGAATTAACATCGCTAAGTTCAACAATATCTTTTTTTTGTTTTTTAACTGTTTCGGAAAGTTGATCAACCATTCCCTGTAATTCGTCTTTTTTATCAGTAAGATCTTTTGTAATTTTGATAGTTTCATTTTTTTTATTATCAAAATCTCTTATAAT